GATTAGTAGAAGCTCCTACAGAAGATAATAGACTTTTTGCTTCTAAAGGAGGTAGAGTTCCTTTAGCTGGCGGGGGTTGGTTGGTATCTCTTCTAGGACCAGAAGCTGTGGTGTTGGAATATATATTTTATAAAGCTTCGAAGAATAATTATGAGAGTCAAGGTTATAGTGAGGAAGAAGCTAAAGCTATGGCTATAGATGAAATTACTTTTGGAATAACAAATAAAAGTGATGCAGCTTATAACAAAGAATTAAAAAAAGTTGCTAAAGAAATGGGAATAGATAGTAAAGCTTTTGATACGATAAGAGAGATCAGTAAACGAAATAGTAAAATACAATCAGAATTAGAACGTGATAAACAATTATTGGGAAGTGGTCATTTCCAAACGGAAGAAGCTAAAAATGAATTTTTAGATAAGAGAGATAAGTTATATGGAGATTATAATGAAGAAACACAAAGGTTGTGGAGAAAAGCAAAAACTGAAATTGGTATGGATAAAGCTGGAAAAGTATTTCCAACTCCTAGTTTAGATGAAATAGCTTTTGAAAGTTTAAACACAGAGGATGACGATGTGATAAGCGCGTTCGGAGATTTACAAAAAGTAGCAACAGAAAAATTAAGAAAAAGAAAAGAAAAAGCATTTCCTATGCAGAGTAAGCAAGTTAATACTGATCAAGGGTGGCTTGGAAATGTATTAACCAATAATTTATGGAATCTACAATCAATTCCTAGAACTGTTAAAACGGCATATGATTTAATTAATCCTTTTAGTCCTCTTCCTAAATTAGATGATTTAAAAAGTGATGCTGCTCTAGAACAGTCAAAAATGGATAAAATGAGTGATGAAGAATTATATGAGCATAATAAAAAAAGAAATATAACTAAAGAGGATCCAATTACCGAAGAATCTCGGGAAGAAATAAGATATAGATATCCTGAATTACATTTAAGAGAAGGCGGAATAGCTTCAATCAGAAGACCCAACGCAATTCCACCTGAATCAGGGCCAACTCCACAGGGGTTGCCTTCAATGTATAATCGTGTTAGAAGAATATAGGAGTATAAATGGCAGATATAGATAAAACGCTCCCTAATATTATTTTGAATAAACCAAAGTCGGATACGACTGAGGTTGATATTACGGAAGATATAACAGAAAAAGGTCCAGTTGAAGTTACTGAAGATGAAGATGGCGCTACAATTGATTTTGATCCAAAAGCAATGCCTTTACCAGAAGAGGGCGATCACTTTGCAAACTTAAACGAATTATTACCAGAAGATATTACTGATCCAATAGCTAATAGATTAGAAGCTGATTATAGAGAATATAAAGCATCTCGTTCAGATTGGGAAAGAGCTTATACTGTTGGTTTAGATCTTTTAGGATTTAAATACGAAAATAGAACTGAGCCTTTTCAAGGAGCTTCAGGTGCAACGCACCCAGTTCTTGCAGAAGCTGTTACACAGTTTCAAGCTTTAGCTTATAAAGAATTATTACCAGCAGATGGTCCTGTTAGAACACAAGTTATGGGTGCAACAAACCCTATGAAAGAACAACAGTCACAACGTGTTAAAGATTTTATGAATTATCAATTAATGGATCAAATGAAAGAATACGAACCTGAGTTTGATCAAATGTTATTTTACTTACCACTTGCAGGATCTACATTTAAAAAAGTTTATTATGATGATTTATTAGGTAGAGCTGTTTCTAAATTTGTTCCTGCTGATGATTTAATTGTGCCATACACAGCCACATCTTTACAAGATGCAACTTCTGTTTGTCATGTAATTAAAGTTTCAGAAAATGATTTACGTAAACAACAAGTAAATGGTTTTTATTCTGACATAGAATTAAATAGACCTCAAGATGTTACTACAAATGAGGTTAAGAAAAAAGAAAGAGAGCTAGAAGGTTTAACTAAGTCACAAAGAGTTGAACCATTATACACATTATTAGAATTCCACGTAGACCTTGATTTAGAAGGTTTCGAAGATGTTGGCGCTGATGGCGAACCAACAGGAATAAAATTACCTTACATCGTTACAGTCGAGCAAGGTAGTCGGAAGGTTTTGTCTATTAGACGAAACTTCGCGCCCAATGATCCATTGAAAAATAAGATCCAATATTTCGTCCACTTCAAATTTCTGCCAGGACTAGGATTTTATGGCCTTGGACTCATTCATATGATTGGCGGATTGAGCCGTACTGCAACTGCGGCTCTCCGTCAGTTATTAGACGCGGGAACATTATCAAATCTTCCGGCAGGATTTAAACAAAGAGGCGTTAGAGTAAAAGATGACGCTGCAAACATACAACCGGGTGAATTTAAAGATGTAGATACACCAGGAGGAAACTTAAAGGATGCATTTGTATTCTTACCATATAAGGAACCTTCAGCTACATTATTGCAATTGATGGGAATAGTCGTTCAAGCAGGACAAAGATTCGCGTCGATTGCTGACATGCAAGTCGGTGACGGGAACCAATCAGCAGCTGTTGGTACGACTGTAGCTCTTTTGGAACGTGGTTCAAGAGTAATGTCAGCAATCCATAAAAGACTGTATGTTTCATTAAAGCAAGAATTTAAATTATTGGCAGGAGTATTTAAAACTTATTTACCGCCAGAATATCCATACGATGTAGTAGGTGGACAAAGAAATATTAAAGTTAAAGATTTTGATGATAGAGTAGATATTCTACCTATCGCTGATCCAAATATATTTTCTATGTCACAAAGAATTTCATTAGCACAATCTGAATTACAATTAGCTATGTCTAATCCACAGATGCACAATTTATATATGTGTTATAGAAAAATGTATGAAGCATTAGGTGTAAAAGATATTGATAAAATATTACCACCACCTCCACCAAATCAACCTAAAGATCCTGCAATCGAACACATTGATGCAATGGGTATGAAACCATTCCAAGCGTTTCCAGGTCAAGATCATAGAGCTCACATAACAGCTCACTTAAATTTTATGGCTAGTAATTTTGTTAGAAACAATCCTAGCATTACTGCAGCATTAGAAAAAAATATTATGGAGCACATATCATTGATGGCACAAGAACAAGTACAATTGGAATTTACAAAAGAGTTTCAAATGTTACCACAGATGCAACAAGCAGCTGTTCAAAATCCACAAGTACAACAACAACTTCAACAAATATCTCAAACTATAGAAGCTAGAAAAGCTGTATTGATTGCAGATATGACTGAAGAGTTTATGAAGGAAGAAAAACAAATTACATCTCAATTCGATCACGACCCATTACTTAAATTAAAACAAAGAGAAGTAGATTTAAAAGCAATGGATTCAGAAAGAAAACAACAAGAAGTAGATGCAAGAATTAATTTAGATAAAGCTAAGATGGTTCAAAATAGAGAAATCACTGATGATAAACTTGAACAGAACGAAGATTTGGCTAATCTAAGAGCAGATACAGCAATTGAAAAATCATTGATATCTGCTGACGTTAAACTGACTTCAGATAAAATGAAGGCTAAAGATGTGAAGGTCTTGAAAGGACCTAGATCTTAGTATATATAAACCTTAGGAGAAAATATGACAAAAGAAGGCAAAGGATACAATCAGTCAATGTTTACTAACAAGGACGGCTATCTTAAAGGCGGAGTTGAAATAGAAATTCCACCTCAGAATTTAATAAAAGATCCAAGAGCTAAATCTAGTATTAGAGGATCAAGTGCTAGAATTGCAACTGGAGATAGTGTTGATGTTAGAGGAACAAAGGCTTTTAGAAAAGAAAAGAAGCCAGCAAAAGCAACTTGGTATTAATTTATGGCCTGGTTCAGCTTAGCTAAAATAGCATTACAAGCTGGTGGTAAAATTTATGCTAACAGACAAAAAGCAAAAGTTGCTATGTCTGATGCACAACTTTTACACGCAGAGCGTCAAGCTCGCGGCGAGGAAGAATATCAGGGAAAACTGTTAGAAGCCCGTCAATCAGACTACAAGGACGAATTCGTTCTTGTAATTATTTCGGCCCCCATAATTGTGTTAATGTGGGCAGTCATGTCAGACGATCCGGCAGCTATGGAAAAAGTAAAGCTTTTCTTTGACTATTTTCAGACATTACCATCATGGTTTACTAATCTTTGGATACTTGTAGTTGCGTCAATATTTGGTATAAAGGGTACACAAATTTTCAGAAATGGAAAAAAATAATAAGGAGAAAATATGAGAAACGATTTTGGAACAAGACCTTACAAATCTAGATTCGGTGGCAAAGCTGCAATGAAAAAAGGTGGCAAAGCTAAGAAGCAAGGATACGATGATAGATTAGATGAGTCTCTAGGTGCAAGACACGGAAAAAAATCTCAAAGCTACAAAGCTAGAAGAAAAGAATCTGAAGGCATGGAAAAAGCTATGGGAAGAAGAAAATATTCTGCTGTTAAGACTATGGACAAAGGTCGTAGAAAAAAAGCATAAGGATAAGTTATGAGTATATTTGGAATAGCCAAAAAAGGTTTTGGTAAAGCTGTTAGAAAATATAAACAGAAAAAAATTGCAAGCGGTAAATCTACGCGTGAAGAACGTATTAAATACGGTCAAAGAGATCCTGACTTTAAAGTTAAAAAAACTTCAAAAAGTTTGAAAGCAAGTAAAGAAGCAGGTCATGGCCATATGTACATGAAAAATATTAAAGAACTTAACATACATAAAGATGCTGTTCAAAAAGGTAAAGAAGCTACGAAAAAAATTAAACATATGAAAGATACTAAAAGAGCTTATTCAATTGGAAAGTATGATGCTCCATCTGATCCTGCTAATCCACCTAAAGAAGGATATGATAAGTGAGAACTTTTAGATCACCAAACTCTGGACAAACAGCTTTGACTTTGCAACATATGACAAGTCCAGCATCTGGTTATAAACCACCTGCAGGTCATAATGCTGATGGATATACAATGGCTCAAAGAGTTGGAATGAAAAAAGGTGGTTGGATACAAGACGTAAATAAATCAATTAAGAAACGTAAAACTAAAGGAAAGTGTACACCGATTACAAAAAAAGGTTGCACTGGAAGAGCAAAAGCGTTAGCAAAGACATTCAAAAAAATAGCTAAGAAAAGGAAATCATAATGGGTGTTGCAAAAATCGTCGGTAAAAAAGCAGTAGATTGGATTAAAAAAAATCGACAAAGTATTAAAAAAGAAGTTTATTCTCCAGAAGGTAAAAAGAAAACTCAAGATCTAACAAAAAAATTACAAAAAGGACTGAAAAGAGCAAAATACAACACAGGTGGTGGAGCTGATCAAACAAGTAGAGAAAAGCTAAAATTTCACTTAGATAAACAAATTAGTAAACTTAAAAAAGGAATCGACAAAAAACGTCCGACACTATCAGAATATGAAGATTTAAGAGCTAGAACCAGAAGAGATAGAAAAAGAACTAAACACAACATAGGTGGAAGAGCTAACTTACTAGAAGAAATGGGTCGTATCGATGCAGAGAAAATGAATCCAAATAGAAGAGCTGAGAAGCATAGAGTTATTGGAGAATTAAACAAAGGTTATAAATCTGGTGGTGCAGTCCTTAAAGGCAAAAAAGTAGGCTGTCAAATTAAGTAATGTTTAAAAAGATTAAACAATTTATTTGTAAATTATTTAACATCAAAGCATGTCAATGCGATGATGAACCAGTAGTTTTGGAAGAAGCTCCTGCAACAGAATCAACAGTTCAACACTGTGGATCTCACATAAGATTTAGAAAGAATTGCCCTGACTGCTTAAGAGCAGTGGGTGTAATATAGAAAAGGAGAAAACATGACAAAAGGCATGCATAAAACAAAAAGTGGAAGAATGGCAAAGAAAGGTCTTTGGTATAATATCCACCAAAAAAGAAAAAGAGGCGGAAAGCCAAAAAAACCAGGAAGTAAAGGAGCACCTACGGCTGCAGCTTTTAGAAGAAGTCAAAAAACGAGTAAAAGCTAATGAGTAGAGAAAATCCTATAAGAAAAACTACCACTAAAGGTGGTAATTATAGACCAACAAAATCTGGAGCAGGAATGACTCAAAAAGGAGTTGCTGCTTATAGAAGAGCAAATCCTGGAAGTAAATTAAAAACAGCCGTGACGGGTAAAGTAAAACCTGGATCAAAAGCTGCAAATCGACGTAAGTCGTACTGTGCAAGAAGCGCAGGTCAACTTAGAAGATCATCAGCTAAAACACGTAACGATCCAAATTCTCGTATCCGTCAGGCACGTAGAAGATGGAAGTGTTAAATGGTAGATTTAGAAAACGTAATATTTAAATTAAGAAAAGCTCTTAATAACAGAATACAGCAGTTGGCAATTTCAGTTACATCTGGAGGGGTTGACAACATGGAAACTTATAAGTATATTATAGGACAAATAAACGCCCTAGAGGCAACTAAACAGGAACTCTCTAACCTGCTAGACGATAAGGAGCAAAATGAGTCAAAAGGCACAGTCATCAATATCAACGGCGCAAAGCCCAAAAATCCTAACACCTAAAAAAGAATTAGTTGGATTAAAAAAATCCAAACCACAAAAAGAAGTTACAAACGAAAAAGCAAAACTTCCTCAACCTACGGGTTGGAGAATGTTAGTTCTTCCATTTAGAATGAATGAAAAATCTAAAGGTGGAGTTTTATTTGCAAATGAAACAGTAGACAAACAACAAGTTGCATCGCAATGCGGAAACGTATTAGCCATGGGATCAGAATGTTATAAAGACAAAGAACGTTATCCTAATGGTCCATGGTGCAAGGTTGGTGATTGGGTGGTCTTCGCGCGTTACGCGGGATCACGTATAGAAATTGATGGTGGAGAAGTAAGGTTGTTAAATGAAGATGAGATTTTGGCAACCGTCAAGAATCCAGAGGATATCTTGCATAAATACTAACATAGAAAAGGAGAACTATGCCAGAAGAAGAAAAGAAAAAACCATTGGATAAAACAGTAGATATAGATACTTCAGGACCTGAAGTAGATGTAGCTGTTGATGAACCAAAGGTTGAAGAGATAATAGAAACGAAAGAAGAACCAATAATCACGGAAGTAGTAAAAGAAGAAACAGTAAAAGAAATAAAACAAGAACAAAAAGCTGACGACTCTAAATTAGAAGACTACAGTAAAGGCGTTCAATCACGTATTGCTAAACTTACTCGTAAGATGAGAGAAGCAGAACGAAGAGAAGCTGCAGCTGTAGAATACGCTTCTTCTTTAGAAAAACAACGTAAAGCTGATCAAGATCGATTTACTAAAATTGATTCTGATTATAATAAAAAAGTTGAAGAGCATGTAAAAACTGGAATGGAATCTGCGCAAAAAAGTTTAGCGCAAGCTATTGAAACAGGTGATGCAGCTGCTCAAGTCGAAGCAAATAAACGTATTGCCGAACTAGCGTTCGAAAATGCGAAAATACAACAAAGACAAGTTGTACAGGAAGAGAAACCTGCACAGCTATCTGACGGTGGAAAACTACCAGAAAGAACTCCACAATCATTACCTGAAGCTGATCCTATGGCTGAAGATTGGGCTGCTAAAAACAAATGGTTCGGAACTAACCGAGCTATGACGTTTACAGCGTTTGAGATTCACAAAGATCTAGTGGAAAAAGAAGGTTATGATCCTAAATCAAATGAATATTATGAGGAAATAGATAAACGTATAAGAGTTGACTTTCCAAATAAATTTGATAATAGTGGAGATATACAAACGACTAGACCCGTACAGTCGGTGGCTTCTGCGAATAGAAGTGCAAAAACTGGTCGCAAAACAATGAGACTCACATCATCTCAAGTAGCAATAGCTAAAAAATTAGGTGTGCCACTCGAAGAATATGCAAAACAATTAAAACTCACGAAGGAGGCATAAGCATATGACAAAAGACAAAAAAACAACTTCTCGTGCGGCTGGAACTCGGACAAAAACTGAACGTCCAAAAGAGTACAAGCCACCATCCTCTCTGGATGCACCCAAAGCGCCTGATGGCTTTAGGCACAGATGGATACGAGCCGAATCAATAGGTTTTCAAGATGCTAAAAACATTTATGGAAGACTTAGAGAAGGATATGAATTAGTGAGAGCTGATGAATATGAAGGATCGGATTATCCAGTAGTTGCCGAAGGTAAATACGCTGGGGTGATTGGAGTAGGAGGCCTATTGTTGGCTAGGATACCCGAAGAACTCGCGAAAGCTCGTGTTGAATATCAGAAGAAACTTACTGAAGGTCAAGACGAAGCAGTTGAAACCGACTTACTTAGGGAACAACATAAGAGTATGCCGATCGATGTCGATCGACAGTCTCGTGTAACCTTCGGTGGTACAAAGAAAAGTTAATTTTTTAACTATTCTCGGGATAACAACCAATTCCCTACTATCGATTTAAATCAACCGTCTATAGAAATATAGACAAAAGGAGTAATAACTATGGCAAATAGTAACACAGCGGGATTTGGTTTGATTTCTGCGGGTACGATTGGTTCTACACCAGCGACTCAAGGACAAGGCAAATACTACATAGATGCCGCGTATGACCAAGACTTATTTCAAGGATGTTCTGTTAAATCAAAAGCAGGATATATCGTGGAAGCGTCTAGTACGCGTACATTTTTATCAATAGGTGTGTTCAACGGTATCTTCTACAACGCTTCAACAACTTTGAAGCCGACGTGGTCGAACTGGTACAACCAACCTATTACTCCAGCTAACAGTGAGGATATTACTTGCTTTGTAATAGACAATCCGTTCCAACTTTTCGTAGGTTCTATGTCGGCAGCAGCAGCTCAAGCAGATTATGGTAAAACATTATCTTTTACAGCAGCTGTTCCAACAGGATCAGAAACTTCTGGACAATGTACTAATACATTAGATGACGGCAATATCCATGCTACCAACAATCAGTGGAGATTAATAAGACTGGCTGAGGACCCTGAAAATAGCGACATGACTGCAGCATATACTTCAGTTGTAGTTGCTCACAACCTTAACCAATACTTACAGAACACTGGTACTGCTGGTATCACTTGGCAATAATAGGAGCATATAGACATGGCAATATCAAGAGCACAACTAGTTAAAGAACTAGAACCAGGCCTAAATGCACTATTTGGGCTGGAGTACAAACGGTATGACAATGAGTCTGCCGAAATATACGTTACAGAATCAAGTGACAGAGCTTTCGAAGAGGAAGTTATGTTATCAGGATTCGCTAACGCTGATGTAAAAGCAGAAGGTCAAGGCGTTTCTTACGATCAAGCGCAAGAGACTTACACTGCACGTTACACTATGGAAACGATCGCGCTTGCTTTCGCAATCACAGAAGAAGCTATCGAAGATAACCTCTACGATAGACTAGCTTCTAGATATACAAAAGCACTAGCAAGATCTATGTCTAACGCTAAACAAGTTAAAGCTGCGGTACCTTTAAATAATGGTTTACCTTCGGTAAACACATTTAAATCTGGTGACGCGGTTTCATTGTTCTCAACAAACCACACTACAATAGCTGGGGCTTGTTCGAACACTTTAACTACGCAAGCTGACTTAAACGAAACTTCATTAGAGCAAGCATTGATTGACATTGCTGCAATGACTGATGAAAGAGGTTTAAAGATAGCTGCTAGAGGCGTGAAGATGATAGTTCCATCTGCTAATCAGTATCAAGCTGAGAGATTATTAAAATCTCAAGGTAGAACACAGACAGCAGATAATGATATTAACGCAATCAACTCTATGGGAATGATTCCTCAAGGATACAGAGTGAACCATTTCTTAAATGATTCTGATTCGTTTTATATTATCACGGACGTTCCAAACGGTATGAAACACTTTGAAAGAACTCCATTGACAACTTCAATGGAAGGTGATTTCGATACTGGTAACGTTAGATACAAAGCTAGAGAAAGATACGTTTTTGGCGTATCTGACTATAGAGGTATCTACGGCGTTGAAGGTGCGTAATCTAAACTGATTATGTGGCGGAACACAGTTCCGCCACATTTTCAAAATACGGTGAGAAAATGAAGAAATTCCTAGTTAAAATCAATGCATATAAATACTACGCTCAATTTGAAGTATTAGCGGAAGATACTGTTGAATCTATTGAAGATTCAATAGTTGACAAACTGGGAGATAAGAGTATAAAATGGGAGTATCTTGGAGAAATGAATGATCCCAAGGTAAATAGAATAACCTATGAGGAGGTTATCGATGGTACACGACCTGTACAAACAAAAAAGGTCCTTGGAGTTGAGGTGGCAACTGGAGTATGAGCAAGAAGGTAGATATACTCTGGATATGGTCAGAATTGATGATAAAATTAGAGAAGTCATCACTGAGATCAAACTCGAGGAAAATAAAATTGCTGATAGACAAAACGCAATTGAAAATGCTGCTGCCCAAGTTTCTGTGGCTACTTAAATAAACGCCACATCGCTGAAATCGTATATTTCTTACACACCCTCTTGCGCTCTATTAAAATCTAATATATAAAATAATCACTATACAATTAATAACAATTATTAAATGTAGACGCGTATAGTCGACTTCCCCTAGGGACTACATTTAAGATATTCTAGGAGGAATATTATGGCAAACACATCGTTTAATGGTCCAGTTAGGTCCGAAAAAGGATTTCAACAGATCAATAAAGCTGCTAGCACAGGAACTATAACATCTAGGTTTTTAGGAATGAAACCAGATTTAACTAGTTTAACTGCAACAGTAGTAGCAACTGCGGCAGCATTAACTTACACAGCTAATGTTATCACGGTTAACAACTTTACAGGAGCTGCTGCTCAAGCGGTAACATTACCGGCAGCAACAGTTGGAACTGTAGTAGTTCATTATCAATCAGATGAAACAGCTGGTGGAGTAAACACACTTAAGTTTACTTGCGCTGGTAGTGATGTTTATAGAACAGGATCAAAAGTAGAGAGTAGAACTGCTGGTGCTGCTTCAACTATAGATAC